CAGATACAAAAGACAATCTTTGATATGGATCTGTAATTTTCTGTACTTCACTTTGTCTTTTAGCTTCTAGTTCAGCTTGAGTTACTCCTCTTTCTAATCCACCTGCTGTGAATAATGCGTTGAGATCTCCTTGTTGTTGTCTCATTTTAGCATCAGCCGCAGCTAATCCAGTTTGTGCTTGTAATTGTTGTCCTTGTTGAAATGCACCTAACGCTCCTTGAAACGCTCTACCTTGTGCTAATCCTATTTCTGATAGTCTTGCTCTTTCCGCTTCTGCTCTTTGTACCCCTTCTCTTCCACCACCAAATGCGCCAGCTGAGATTGCTTGGTTAGCTACACGTTGTTGGCCTAATTGAGCTTGTCGATTTATTTCATCAGTTATAAAAGATTGATAAGGATTAAAATAATTTTGAAACTGTTGTGATGAAGGATCTAACGCAGCAGCTGATTCGGCAGCAGCGATAGAAGTTAAACCCGCACCTGTCCCTTGACGTGCTTGAGTAATACCTTGTTGTTCTGCTCCAGTTAATCCAGCTACTTGAAAATCAGGTAACCCTAATGGTTTGTCCGCAAGTGTTCCTGCAGCATCCATAAGACCTAATCTTCTTGCTTCTATTTCTGGTGCTTCTCTAATAGTTTGTACGTTTGTAGTGTCCGCGGGTGTACCGCCTCCACCTCCTCCTCCTGACATTATACGTGCCCTCCTATAAATTTATCCATTTGTACGTGATTAAATTGAAAACCTAAAGGTTCTAACATTTTTTTCCAACCTGGTCTTCCATACACTTCAATTTTTTTACATCCACAATTATCAAAAGCCCACTTTTCAAATACATTAATTTTATCTATCCATTGCGGTAAATCATTACCAGTTGCAATATTAACTACACCCACATTGTAATTAGGATATCTTGCTATTTCTGAAATACATACACCTTTAAAATTATCTTCTTTATCAACCGTAACCCACAATTGTTTTACACCTTGTTTACACATTTCTTTTACATGTTGATTGTCCATTAAAGTTTTACCTTCATGGTTTCTTTCCAAAGCAGATTGAACTTTATCCTTAACCAATGGCCATACCTTATCTATTTCTTCTGGTTTAAATTGTATTAAATACATTATGCACTTTCTGCTAACTTCTCTAGTTCACTCATTTGTGTATAGAAAAATTTAGCTCCTAATTCTCTTTGTTCTTCTTTATTTTTACCACCCATAGCTTTACCAGCACCTAGTACCGATTTAGCTTTAGTAACAAATTCTCCATCTGCTAACTGAGCTAACATAGTATCCTTGGTTCCTGATCCTTTGCCTGTTTCATCAGTAACCATTTTACCAGAAGTTCTTTTGTAATTTGATGTATCATTCTCATCTCTTTTTAATTTAGATGGTAACACATCAACTAAATCACCTTTGTTAAACTCTTGCATTCTTGGTTCATTAGTTGCTCTAGATCTAAACGTATCTAAAATGTTTTGAAGTGCAGGAGGAGGTGGAGCTTGTGGTATTCTTACTTTTTCTCCAGTGCTTGGTGTTAAACCCATGATACCTTCTATTTCACCTACGTCCATTTCAGTTTCGTTTGTCATTTGATCTAACATTTCTTTAGCCCTTTGAACATCTGCAATAGTTATTCTATCTTTATCTCTCATCATTGTTGCATATTCAATTGCTGTTTTATCAGGATCTTGTTTATACTTCATTATAAAATCTTTTTTAATTCTTTCAGGCACCATGGTTTTAATCTCTGCCATCATTGGAGTTGCGGTTGACATTTCTGAAACTGGTGTTACACCAGATTTTGTTGGTCTTCTCATAGAAGCTTTCATTGCTTTTTTATCTGGATCTAAAAAAGACTCTTTAAATCTCGCTTCCAAAGCTGCAACAATCCCTGGTCCGTCGTCCATGGCTTGTTGTTGCATATCGAATTGTAACATCTCATCGTCAGGTGACATCATTTCTACATCTGCAATACCACCTTCTTGCAAACCAGAATAAGGTGACCCTTCAGGATACAGATCTGTATCAGGGCCGTATTGACCTGAACCTGGTTGAAACATTTTTGGATTAGCTGCGTAGTATTTATTATATCCAGGATACTTTGGATCAGGTGGATCTTTAGGGTCAAATAATCCTGCAGCATAAGCAGCACCCCCTAAACCAGCTGATCCTAATCCAACTCTAAAGTTTGATATTTTGTTAGTTACAGGATCTCTAAATGGTTTTTCAATCGCAGTAAATGCTTTTTCTAATTTCTGACCCATGGTCAAACCTTCTTTAGCTTTGTTTGCATTTGCTAACATCATTTGTTTACTAGCTTGTTGTGCACCTATTTGACCTGCAGCAAAAGGAGAGTTAGCAGCAATCGTACCTGTTGTGCTCATGGCTGCTTGTTTGCCACCTTCCGCAGCTAATGTAGATATACCTTTATCTCCTCCAGGCATTTTAGCACCACCTAAGACTGCGGCTATAGCTGTATCTTTAATTGTAGATTTTAAAAGGTCAGATCCTCTTTTACCTTGTAATGCATTGACACCTCCTGATATCAAAGCGGCCATCATTAATGGATGCATATTTTTAAGCTCCTGTTGTAAATACGTATTTATGTAAATTTACTCAATTTTAGCGCATTCGTCAATGAACTTAGCTCTAAAAGGATAGTTACCATGATGCGTTATTTCAGAGTCTATGAGGGCAAATATACGTCCTCCTGCCTTCCTATAACGGTCACAGAAAGCAAAGTCTTCGCCAACTATTTGACCTGTTTCTTTAATGAATTCAGTGTCCCAAAAGTTATATGAATGCTCCATGTTTTTAGTGGTCTCATTGACTAAATGATTCTGTCTTACTTTAAGCTCTGGATAGTATTTAATCATACGTTCAAAAGCCTCTCTCTTAATTAACATACAACCAGCAGGCCCTCGTTTTATCTCCATCCAACCATTAATGCTTTCAAAGTTATCTTCATCCATAACTTTAATAGGAAAGTGATACCCTCCTTTATTTACAGGTATCTTATGTTTATCAAATAGTTCTTTTGATTTCTTCCAATCCATCCATTTCATAGGATATGGTATTAATGTAACTTCTTCATCAGCTTCAACCATTTTAAAAATATCTTGTTCATTAAATTGTATATCAGTATCTACGAATAACATGTGGGTACAGTCTGAACTTAGAAACCCTGCAGTGCAACCATTTCTACCAAATGTTACAATAGAACTTTTGTGTAAATGTAAAGTAATACCAGTTTTTCTCTTATGGCACTCTGCTTGTAAAGAAAAGATAGATTTCATGTAGTGTATATCTACAAGACCAGTAGTTGGAGAAGTTACATATAACTTAGTCATGTTTTATAAACTCATCCATGTATCTACCAATATATTGGTGCTCTCCTACATGCATTATATATTCATCTACAACAGCAAATATTTTACCATTTACTTCTTTCCAAAGTCTACAAAAACCAAAGTCTTCTCCCATGTAAGTTTGCGTCTTCTTATCATGAACAGTATCAAAAAAATTATAGTAATTATCTTTTTCTTCACTTTTACCATTTATAATAGATGTTTGTTTTATTTTTCTATCAGGAAATGTTTTAATTAATTTTTCAAATACAGAACGTTTTATTAACAAACAACCAGCAGGAGCATGAGTTATTTCTGTTATTCCATTATTAACTACAATTTTACTAGCATCTTCTAATCTTACTGGATAAGTACATACACCAGTTTCCATATCCGCTTCTGTCTTAATTAGTCCTCTTTCAAATCTTTCTTTTAATTTTCCAAATTGTATACTTTTTAGTGGATAAGGTACGCATATTACATCTTTATCTGCATCAACCATTTTTCTAATTACATGCGGACCAATTGCTATATCAGAATCTAAAAACAACAAATAATCTGCTTTTGTTTCTAAAAATGATGCAACTGTTAAATTTCTGCCTTGTGTTATAAGTGATGATTTATGCATTATAAATGACACACTGTCTCCATTTTTTAAAAATTCTTTTTGTATCTCAAGTAAACATTGCGTGTAATGAATAGATACCTCTGAGTGAACTGGTGTACCAATACATAATTTAATTTGTTGTTCTTCTTTATAACCTTCCATTAATAATTCAGAAGTAGTTTTTTCTTTATCGAACCAAATAGGTTTTGCTGGATCTTGTGAGGACACATTTATCTCCTTTATTGTTTGATAGGTATCGTTATTAGACCAATTTTTACTTTTTTGCATTAATTACGTTATATAAAAAATTGTTCCATTCCATAGCTCTTTTATCCCAATTGTAATATTTTTTATAAAATGCCTGTTGCATATCTAAGCTATCTTGAATAGTTCCTTCATGTAATGTTTCAGCAGCCATTTCAATAGCTGTAGCAAATGTTTGAGACAATATTTTAAAATCTTTAGTATAAGTTACGTACATTGGAAACTCTGCGCAAGTTTCATATAAAGCACCAAAGTTGGTCACAATAGAATACAGTCCAGCAGACAAAGACTCAATAGCAGAAATACACGATGTTTCTTCAAAAATACTTGGGTACACATACATATTATACTTGTTTAAATTGTCTAATATAAAACTATTTGGTCTATAACCTATATAATTAACGTTAGATAATTCGGAAGCTTGTTTATATAAAGGAACATAAGTATGATCATTTTGTTTTTTAAATTCTTCACCATATACTTCTGTCGAACTATACACGTCTAATTTTATTAATGGATTTTTTACTAATTGCATTGCGCCTAATAGTACACTTAAACCTCTCCATGGTGTATTTTGATGTATAATTCTTATTGGATCTCCTTTTTTATAAATTTTTCTTTTAGGGAAACTTGTGCAACCATTTTTTATCACATGACATTTTTCAGTTGGTAAATCAAATACCATTCTAAATTTTTCATAAGTCCAATTACTATTAAAAACATACCAGTCATATTTATTATGATTAGTTTTTTGACTGAACCAGGGTGCAATATTAGGTTGGTCGTAAGAATTTTTTTGCCAAAGGATATTTGGTTTTGTAGGATGCAAAGTAATTTTTTCAGGGACAGAAGTTGTAATTTGTACCTGATCTAATAATTTTTTATCAGCGTATTGTTCTAAAAAACTATGTTGTAATTCAGTTCCACCTTGCGGGTTCATTCCTTGGTTTTACCAAATACTTTTAAAGATGCAACAGTTATTTCTAAGTCTTGTTGAAAATCATCTTCAACAGTATCAGTATTGGGATCAGCAACATCAGTATCAAAATCAGCTTTGGTATCATAAATCTTACCTGTTCTTTTATTTTTTACAATTTCTTTTGCTTGAGCAGGTATTTTAATTAAATCATCACTCATTGTTTCCTTCCTTGTCTGTTATAAGGTTTATAGTCTCTTTTTTCATTTTTGTTAAGTCTCTTCTTATGGGTACGAGGTCTCTTTCTAGGTTTAGGTCTAGGAGTAAAACTTACAAATTTTTGTCTAGCCATTTTCCTGTGATCTATCTATTTGTGCATAATTAATTACACCTTGTATTTTATTACTTCCAGTCGCTGCTTGAATTTTTATTGAATCTCCAGCTTCTAAATTAAAACCTTGAGGAGAGGCATTTATTTGGGTCTTTGCAGCCACGTCATCTCTAAAAAATTCATACTCAGTGTTAGAATCAGATGAATCCACTAAAATTGCATTTACTAAAATAGCTGAAGAGGCATCATTATTTGCACAATAAATACTTTTTACAATTAAAGTTGCATCTGTAGGACAAACTAATACAGTGTTCACATTTGTATCTGATTGTTTATATCCTTTATTTTTATATTGTATTGTCATGACATAAAGTAATTAAACGCATCTTGTTCATTTTTCAAGTCTGTTTGATAAGATGTATTTAACTGGTTTTCAACTGTTGCTATAGCTTGGTTTATTTGTCTAAATCCTTCTTCAGTATATTCTTTAGGTGGTTCAGGAACATATACGTTTATCTTAGCCATTATCTTCTTCCATCCACATTTACATCTGCTCTAAAAGTTCCAAATCTCCATGTTTCATTATTAGCAGTGTTTTCTATTTTTAAATTAGCTAATCTTCCTCTAGCTCTAGTATCAATTTTTTGTGTGGTTGAATTTATAGTAAAAGGCCCTAATGAAGAAGAAGCGTTTGCATCAATTGGAAAATCTTTAAGGTTTATTGTAATCACTGCATTACCTTGCAAATTTTTAAAATCAGGTAAAAATCTACTTATTCTCATTAAGAATTGACCGTCCCCTTCCTGTGGTAAATCGAAATCACCTGATTGTATAAACGCTGCAATTGGAGTTTCTGTACCGTTTAGATCTACAATATTAGTTCCTGTTTCTTGTGCAAAATATTTACTTGCGCCAAAAGTATTTGTAGCTCCACTCAAACCTGCAAAAGAAGGAGTTCCAGTTGAATCGTATTCCGTTGCGTAAGGTAAGTCATATGTTGATGCATCATGATAAGTACTTCTGGCTAATGTCATAATCGACCAAGTATTTTCTACATAATTATAAACTACAGATCTGTTATTTTGAACAGCTGGATTTGTTAAAGGTTTACCTGCTGGGTAAAACCATATTATTTCATTAAATAAAGAATTGTGTGATGCATATATAATTTCATTTGATGAATAATTTACACCAATATTATCTCCATTTGTAGTAAAAACAAAATCTTCTACTAAAGAAGGTAGTAGTTTTACTGTACCGTCGTATTTAAAAAAACCTCCACCTGTCCCCATCCAAAATACTTGACCATCTGCATAAACAACAGCATGCTGTCCAATACATCCGCAGTTAGAACCTACTTGTCTAATAGAAAATGTAAAAGGTGGCCCAACAAATTGCATAACATAAGCGGCTGTATCTGTTAATATTAAATTATAGTCTTTACCAGAAACTGCAGCTACTATTTTATTACCTGTATCTAGTCTAAATGTTCCAGCAGTATTTGTTGAAGTAGGTAGATAAGTATTAAAATCTTCTTGATTGGAAAATCTTATGAACATTGGATCTTGTGTAGTAGTATTTCCTATTGTAGTTTCAGTTCCAAAATGAACGACGTGCCTATCTCTGTCTGAAACAATTGTAAGTCTAGAAGCAGTTGGAGCTCCTGTCATTAATGTTGCTCGTGTTTGTAAAGGATTGGCTGCACCAGCGTTCCAGGTAAATGTTTTACCGTCTTTTATAGTTGCGATTAATACTTGTCCAAAATTATCTAATGACCATGATCCAGGGTCTAGAATTACTTGGGTTGATGTTGTTTGATTACCCCAACCGACAGTTCCCCATGTGCTTGTACCCCAACCATATCCATACGTTTGGATGGTAGGCCCTATTTCTTCATATGGGTTTATACTAGCTGATCCAGCGGCCGTCATTGGTGTTCCTGTTTCAGTGGTTTGCATAGTTATTGTAAAAGAATTTGTAGTAGTCGTTAATATTTCAAAAGTAAAACTTGTAAAATCCGTGTCTACAAAAGAAGATGATCCTGGTACTGTCACAGATGTAAAAGTAATGTACTCACCTACATCTAAAGCATGTGAATTTTTATTAACAGTTATTGTGCTGGAACTTGCCGTTGATGTAAACGTAGCTCCTGTTAATGCAGTAGCTAAAGGTGTAATGTCATAAAAAGCATCTTCATAATAAATATATAATGCTTTTGATGTTCCTAATGCTGAATATTTTCTTCCTTCTAAATCATTCCAACAATGTTGAGCTCTGGCAGGACCAGATATTGTTTTTTGACCGATAGCTTGAAAACCACCTATTTTTTCAGGTTGACCATATCTAAATCTTACAAAGTTACCATCTATCCATTGGCCCTCAGCACCTGAAGGAGTGTCTGATTTATTTAATCCTGGTCTTATTTGAACATTTGTTAAAGGCATAATGTATTTTACTACATTTTATAGCTTCTTCCAAGTAGAAGGGTTAGGTATTAAAATCTCACTTACTTTGTTTTTTTGAGATGTCATAATAATGTCTCCACTTATTGATATACGGGGTGACTTTTCTTCTGTTTTTTGTGTTCCATGTTTAAGTGAACTAGGAAATATAATTAATTGACCAGGCTCATTATTAATTATTAAGTTTTGATGGTTTTGATCATTCCACTCTGTTGCTTCTGGCATATAAAATCTTTGAGTTGGTTCATAGAATGTTAGAGAAGAATGATTTTTATTTTTAAGAACATAGTAAACAAAACTAAAATGACTAGCTCCATGATCGTGAGCCGATATATGATCACCTTTATCTGTGTATGCTACCCATGATTTTGTTATAAAATAATCAACATTTTTATATTTTAAATTTTCTAAAAAGATATTTAAGTTTATTTTTAACTCATTAAAAAAATTATTAAATTTATTATTTAATTGTAATTGATCGCCATATAAAGATTCAAAAGAACCTAGTTGTGCTGCTTTATCAGAAGTAAAAGAAAAACCTGTTTGATGAGATTCATAGTATCTTTTCCTATACTCTGGAGGACAAATATCTTTTTCAATTACAGGTATTAGTTCTTTATTTATTTTTTCAAAATTATTTAATTTTGATATACCTATAAGAGATCCTAATATTCTAGCTGTCTCCATCAAGTTTACCTTGGTAATCGAACCAAATATAACTATTTAGCTTTGATAGTAATTTTTCCATATCATTATCTTTTACCACATAAACAAGTGTTTCTGTACAAAAATTTTTAATAGCTTCATATCTATGATGGCCATCAATTAATACATTATTATTAACAACTAATGGACATAACAAACCGTTAAGTTTTATATCAATCTCAAGTTGATCTATAAGTTCTTGATTATTATTAAATTGATTAGGTTTAATATCTTTAATATTATATCTTTTTATTATTGAATCAAATATTATTTTTTGTGGTTTTAGAAACACTAGAATACATTTAAAAATCTATATTTTAATTCCCCTTGTCCACCATTACCACCATTTGTGGATCCTGCATTTACTTGAGCAGCTCCCCCTCCGCCTCCAGCACCTCTTGTACCATGTGCTCCAGCTGTACCAGCTCCTGAAGAACTGCCTCCTGCACCTCCAGCATGATTTCCATTATAGGATGCTGCACCATTAGATCCACCAATTCTACAGTTATCTCCACCGCAGTTACCATTGTTAGAACCTACAGCACCATTTCCTTGTTCATTAAAAGATGATGCAGGCCCTTGTGCTAAATCTGAATTACTACTATTAACTGTTTTTAAATTAAAAGAACTATCTAAATAATTACCTGAAGTAATTCTTGTTCCAGTTAATGTTATTCCTCCAGCTGTTCCTGCAGTGTTAGATCTTAATGGACCCTTAACACCACCTCCAGTTCCAGAAGCTCCACCTCCACCTCCTAATGAAAATAAACTAGTAACCGTAGTTGCTTGACCAGCACTAGCACTTATATTAAATTTGTTACCACCATTACCTGCGTTACCGCCTGAAGCTATATTGTAAGCATAACTAGCTCCGCCAGAAACAGAAAAAATTACATCGGATATAAAAGCTCCTGATCCACCTCCAGCACCTGCAGATTCACCACCTGCTTTATCATAATCTGCTCCAGTAACTGCTCCACCTCCGCCACCTACACCATATTGAAAATGAATTGCGTTAGCTGAAGAAGGTACTGTAATAGAACCTGAACCTGCACCTACTGTGACATAACTTGAAGCAGCAAAGGCAACATGAACTAATTCAAAAGTACCTGATGCTTTTGCATAACCGTTGACAGCTTCTTTCCAAGCTCCTGAAACTTTACCGTAAAGTCTGTTTACTCTTTTCCAAACACCACTAACTTTAACAAATGTTCCTACACTCATACATTATGAATACTGAAGCCAGATGTCTCCATCATTCCCTCCAGACGGTGAAGATGTACTAATTGTAAATTTTCTTGCAAGTTTAGAAGCTGACACCGCATCATTTACTATTTGAGCCGTGTTCACAGCATCGTCTGCTACTTTGGCGTTTGTCACAGCGTCGTCAACAAGTTGAGCTGTGTTTACAGCATCATCCGCAACTTTAGCATTCGTCACAGCATCATCCGCTATTTGAGCAGTTCCAATCGTACCACCTAAAGTATCTAAAGATACTTCTTTTAAATTAGTTCCATCTGCATAAGCAGCAAAAATTAAAGACGCATTAGGTGTAAAACCAGTACCACTTGCAGTTTTTATTGTTAGATTAGTAGGATTAGTCACAGCTGTGCAATCGAAAATATAAAATTTTTCTATTGAATCAGGTATTGTCACTGTAGTAGCGCCAGAAAGTGTTACAGTTGCAAATTTTATTATCATATTTCTAGCTGTAGAAATAGATGCATTACTCATTACAAGTGCAGTAGTTCCACCTGAAGATATAGTAATTTGTTCAAAACCAGCAATTGCTTGTTGAATTAAATTTAAATTTGTGTTTGTTTTAGTTCCCCATGTACCAGCGTTTTCACCAGTAGCCATTAGTTCTAATTTTAAATCTGTCGAAAATGTTGAAGCCATGCGAGTATTATATCCTTTCTATGCTGCTATATCAACCTCAGTCCAAGTATTAGAAACACCTTTATTTACTTCAGTCCATGTATTAGATACTCCTGGATCTACATTAGACCATGCAGTTATAAGAGGATTATTTATTGAACCTGTTAATTCTATTCCTGTAACATCTACTTGTTGATTTAAATCAATTGTTACACTTCCTATTGAAGTTGAAATCGAACTTCCTGTAACATCTACAGGAGTATTAATATCTATGGTTTCATTACCAATAGACATTGTAGTTGACAATCCAGTAACATTAACGTTAGCATTTCCTGTAAGAGTTAATGATCCGACGGCCATGGTCATGTCATGTTCTGTTACTACTACAGATACATTACCATCCGCTGATACAGAGAATGTTCCTAAAGTTGTGGTTAATTGTGACCCTGTTACTGATACACTCGCATCTCCCGTAGCAGTTTCGTTACCTATATTTAGTGTTAATTGTGATCCTGTTACATCTACTGGAGTATTCAATGCTGTAGTAACTGATCCGATATTAGCAGATAATTGAATACCTGTAACATTTACATTTGCATGTCCTACTACAGTTGAAGCACCAACACTTCCTGTTAGTTGTAATCCTGTAACAGCTACATTAACATTAGTTCCACCTAATGAAGATATCGGAGATTGTGAGAGGGCGGTAATACCTAACACGGTTTACCTCGCTGTACATGGTATATTATTAGATCCAACTAATGTTTGACCAAAAATCATGTAGGCGTAAGTACTTCCACTTTCATTTTGTGTTGTACCTCTAAATTTTATTCCGTTACTTACAAAGTCATAAGGTAAACCACCTTGTTCTGAACCGTTTGTGTTAGGTATAAGATAATTCCAACTTTGCGGAAAACCTCTTTGGCTATCTGTCAAAATCCAAGCTTCTTGTGCAGTTCTTTTAACTAAAAACCAAGAAGGTCTAAAACCAGTGTATAAAAAATTTCCGTTAGAATTACCATTACCTACATATGTACCCATCTTGCTGTAGCCAATTTTTTCTGCAAAACAGTAGGCTATATAAGTTCTTCCACTTGTATTTACATCACCATTACTACCAAGACTAAAAACTGAATTTGTTGGAGCAGTATCATACCAAACTGTATCTAAATCTTCTGTTGCATTATCTTCATTTAATTTAAAAAAATCTGTAGGATCTCCATAATAAACCATCCAATCTCCGACATGACTTATACACTTGACTATAATAAATTTAGGCGCAACACCTAAACCATGGCCAACAGTAGCATTACTTCCTGTACCTGTGTATTGTGACATTGAAAAACCTGCCGTAGTATTTACTGAAGTATAAGTAGTATTTATAGAACCATCAGTATTTGATGAACCTTGACCACCACCTGCTTTCCAGTTCCAACCAACATAAGTTTGGCTATTACCATTATAAGCACCATCTGTTGCTAAACTATAACCATCTGATGCAGCAGTAAAAGTTCCAATATCAGCTGCACTTGCCGCAGTATTTGAAGACGGTTGATAATAATTACCACCTTTTAAAACGTTCCAAAGTAAATGGCCTTGATTACTACTTCTTTGTTTAATCCAAAAAAAATCAGGTTGAAATCCAACACCTGTTACAGTTCTTGCTGAACCATTACCAGAATAAAGTAATGTATTAAAATGATCTGCAGATTTATTTATAGTTGTGTATGCCATATTATTGGTTTAATCCTTTAGTTGATAAAGCTGTAAATCCTGTTGGTGGATCATATTTAAATATACCATTATTTCCGTCCCCTTGATAGGTTGTTCCAGTAAGTTGTGTAGAACCAAATGCTCCATTACCAAAATTAAATCTAAATTCTCCACCATTATATAAACCACATTGTGGTATATATTCATTATTAGTACGTAAAAAAGATGTGTCGGTAGTAGCACCATTAGTTACAGCAGTTCCATTTTTATAAAATGTTAAAACTCCATTTTCACTATCAAAAGCAACTCCAATATAATCACCATCTGCATAAGTTACACCTGTAGAAACATTACCTTGACCTGATAAACCTTCTCTATAAATGTAACCATTCCTTGAATAAACACATCTACCTGCGTCAACACTACTATGAGTAGTACCATCTGCACTTGATAAAGTTACTCCAGTATTGTTATCTCCACCACCATGTACATAAACTTCCCAATAATATTTACCAGTTCCCATAGCTATAGTTCCTAATCCACTATTCCATGTACCTACATCATTTCTAATTTTGGTACTACCATTTCCAAAAGTCATATCTGAACCTGCTGCTAATGAGTTCATAGTACAAAAAACATTGCTGGGACAATCTTTAGTATTAGATAGTGTGCCACCACCTAATGTAAAGTCGTTAGAGTTAGACGATTGGTCTGTAATTGTATTTCCATCTTTTAAAACTGTATACCCATTACCACCTAATGTAAAAGTAGGAGAAGTTATAATTTTCCACTCTCCAGTTGTACTGTCTGTTGAACCAAATACTGTAGGTGCATAAGAATAACCTGAAGAATAGTGTACATGGGACATAAGGCCATCAAAATATGTTCCTGCGTTCCATGAACCAATAGTATGACCTGTTCCACTATCTGATGTATTAAAAATTAAAGTATCACCATTAGACAAATTATTAGTTGATGTCCCAAAAGAAGTAATTCTTTCGCCGTTGACATAAATTCTTACTCTATCTCCTGCTGTTCCTTGTGAACTATCTACATTTATAACAAAATGATACCAACCATTAACATCTCTAAACACTCTATTTGTTTTGTAATTATAATGATAACCACCATTTTTATAACTTTGTAAAATAAATTTATTATCAGTTTCAAGATAAGCTTGAACCCAATTATTACCATCTGCTCTACTTTTAAATAAATCTCCAGCAACTCCAAGACCAGTTCTTTTAATCCAAGCAGACCAAGTATATTTATAAATTGTTTCTGAAACTGATAAATCTCTTTTTATATATGTACTAGCCATTAGTTAAATTGTCCTCCTCCACTTGCACCGTGAGATATAATAATATTAAACTGACGATCCGCTGTTTGGCCCTGTGCATCCGTTGCTCGTATAGTAAACGTATACGTAGTCGTATCAGTTGAGCCTGATTCAGTACCTGATATTACACCAGAATTATTAATAGTTACACCACCTGGAAAAGTGCCAGATACTTTTGCAAAAGCTGTAGCATTAGTCGCTGCGACCGTAAAATTAACACTTCCTAAAGCAGCAACTGTTCCTAAATTTCCTGCCGAAGTTGTCCATCCAGGTGCATCAGATACAGTTAATAATGCAGAAGATGATCTTGCTGCAAGACCATCACTATTTTCTACTCTTAAAAAATAAGTACCATCAACTGGTAAAGTAAAGTTTGCAGTTATAGAAGTTGCACTTGTAAAGGTTACAGAGTTTGCAGTGACTATCGCACCAGTAGATGAATTAATTGCATCAACAGTTGGTGGTGTTGAACTATCTTTAAAATTTGTACCTGTAATTACAACATTAGTGGCTGTGTTTTCAATAACACTTGGACTAATAGATGATACCACTGGAAAAGTTACAGGGTCTCCAAAACTTAAAGTTGAAACACCATTAGATATACTTGAAACTTTTATGACTTGATCTGCACTACCTGTGCCTGTTGGTAAAGTTATTGCAGCTCCGCTTAGGTTTAAAGTTTTTGTAGCTGGGTTAATAATTTTATTACCCATAAAGCCATGATTACTACATTGGTAATATAAAACATGTGGAGTATAACCCCCTACTTTAATTTGTGTGTAAGCTCCTGCTTGACCTGGTGTACCATTAGTTGTTACATTTGTTGAAAATATTTGTCCTTTAGCTGCATCTAAATAAAATCTTAAGGGATGTCCTCCACCATTTCCATTAGAAGCATCTGATTGATCAAATCTATAGTAATATTCATAAGAAGAAGATTCATTACCTTCAATTAAAATAGCTGGAGCTTCAACACCATTTATATAATAAGCATTAGAACTTCCTGCACCATTGTAAACATTACCTGAAGTTTTTGCAGCTACAGTCACTGTAAATGTTATTGGATTAGAAGAAGTTCCTTGAGTTGCAGTAATAGCAGGACCAATATTTTTTATTACATCACCTGACTCTCCAATTGTTATTGTAGAGCCTGATTCAGGTACTATTGTATTTACTTTTAATATACTACTCATAATTATCTTGCCGTTGCTGGTACTCCTGCTCCTACGTTTGCTACTAAAGGTTCTTCTGCAAATGCCCAATAAACATAAGAACCGCCATCAGCATTGTAATTACCATTATTATATCTAGCTTTCCAACCATTACTTAATAAATCCATACTCCAACTTCCATCAGTTGCTTCTCCTTGACTATCGTTTGCAAGTAAATATTGATGTGCAACATTATAACCTGGTCTTCGATTATCATTCATACCCCAACCTCCAGTATTATCTATTCTTTTTGTCATAACAAAAGCTGGTTTAAAACCTGTGTAAACAAAAGGTCCATCGCTAGCACTTCCATTTCCAGTGTAAGGTCCAAAACTTGAGTAACCTTTTTTCTCTGCAAAACAGTAAGCTACTAAATCATCATCGTTTCGATTTGTCCCCTCATAATCCCCTAAACTAAATACAGTTGAGTTAATAGTAACACTTGAGTTACCCCAAACATTTACATCATTAGCTTTTGCTGCAGTTGTATTCAAATATAATACTCCAGGAGCTGCTTGAGATGTGAAAGCATTTTTATGATAAACAGACCAATTTCTAGCATAATCTCTATTTTTAACAATAATTGTGTCAGGTGTAACTCCTAAATGATGTGGTATAGTATGACCTGCTGTTCCATTACCTTTATAACCTATAATACTAAATCCTGCTGTTGTATTTACAGAATAAGTGTATGCCTTACCTGTCCCAGAACCTGTTGTAGTTCCAGAACCTGTTGTTCCTGCTTTCCAATTCCATGATGCAAAATTAGAATTATTTTTATTAGTAACATCATCATTTCCAGATTGAGCTAAAGAAAACCCATCAGCATTAAATGCATATAAATTATTCATATTTGTAGCTTCTACACTAGTTGCATTTGAATAGATTTGTTTTCCTACACCTCTAACAGCATCAAATAAAAAATGATTATAAGCATCACTTCTTGATTTAATCCATGTTAAATCTGGTTGTAATCCTACACCTGTAATACTATGTTGTGTGCTACCATTACCTGTATAAAGTCTAGTATTAAAATAATCAGAAGGTTTTACAATTGAACTATAAGCCATAATTTCTATCCGTAAGTATTTATATTTTTTGTATTTAATCCGTAATATCCTGATGGTACATCATATTCAAACAAACTTCCATTCCCATTAGATCCTGCAGAAGTTATAGCTGTTGTACCAAAATATCCATTGCCAAAATTAAATTGGTTAGTAAATGTTGTTGCTGATGCTCCTGCTTGTGTTCTTATAAATAACGACATAGCACCATGAATTATACTTGAATTATTTGTAACATAGCCACTACCTGATGTTGGATCACCTCCTGTTTGTGCAGAATTATAATTCCACCAATTTCCATTAACACCAAAATAAAATTTTGTATTATCTAAATCTAAAGCATACATAAAAATATCACCTGCAGATGGGACTGTATAAAAACTATCAACTTCTGTAACACTTCCTGCTACTGTAAATCTTATTCTTGAATATCCTGTACAGATACTACATTCATTTTGTGGTATAGTAGTTCCTGTTCCTATATTTTCTTCAGTTGAACAAATACCAAGAGATGTCCTATCAGAAGCTCCAGAAGTAACTAATTTTGATTCCCAATACCATTTACCACTTTCAGGACAAAGTGTATTTGCAATAAATGTTCTTACAAAACTTTGACCACTTACAGTGCATTCTGTATTTGCATTAGATAAAGTATAACCACTTGATGGATTTGAAACTCCATTTAACGTATTATAGTTTACTGATGGATTATCTATATTTCTTGTAGCACTTCCAGCAACTGTAAATGTATTTGATTGACCTGAACTATCTGTACCAAGTGCTGCAGAGTTTTCAAATTTTAAATAGAAACCATTTGTACCCCAAGTAACTCCCGTTATGTCTTTCCATTTCCAAATACCTGAAGTTGAATCGGTTTCACCAAATGTACTTGGTGTTAATTGTTGTCCATCAACCCATGCAAAATGAGCCATTTCACCATCATAATAATAAGCAGCACTATGTCCTCTTCTGCCTATGTACATTGTTTCACCACTTACATTGAAGCCCCAATCACCATTTTGTCCAGGAAATGTTTCATCATTTAAACTTTGTTGTTCTCCATTAATATATAGCTTTATTCTATTGCTTGCTGTAGCTTGTGTGGTATCCACCGCACAAACAAGATGATACCAAGCACTTTCATCTCTTAATAAAGCATCAGTGTTTACTATTGTAGTATTTGAAGAAGTGTAATATCTCATTTGAAATCTATTATTTTCAAATTGAATATGATTTTGTGCATTACTTGCACCTGCTCCTAAAAAATTCATTTGACTTGAAGACATTTTTTTACACCACACGCTTAATGTAAATGTTCTTCTGTTTCCTGTTGAACTTGGTGTTCGTGATAATGAAGTTGCTGCCATAATAATATCCTAGTTGAATCCCATAGATCCACCTGCTCCTACTGTTATTGTTATTGTAAACTGACGATCCGCAGTTTGTCCTTGAGCGTCAGTTGCACGAATTGTAAAAGTATATGTTGTGTTAGCAGTAGCACCCGATTCTGTACCTGTAAGTGTAGACGAACCTGAGCCACTGTTAATGGACATACCACCAGGAAAGTTTCCAGATGCTTTTGCCATTGATACAGAATTTGTTGCTGTTAATGTAATTGTTCCAAAACTTGTTCCAGCCACAAATGTACCTAATGATCCTGCTGCAGTTTGCCATGCTGGTGCATCAGAAACTGTAAGTACTGCAGATGTTTGAACTGCATTACCGTCTGGGTTTTCAATATATAATAAATAAGTGCCATCAACAGGCAATGTAAATTTTACTGTAATTTGTGCTGCAGAATTAAAAGCTACTTCATCAGCAGATACTCTAGCACCTGTAGTTGAATTAATTGCTGTAACTAATGGTACAGATACAAAACTACCACCTGCTATTACACAAGTTGTTTGTGTATTTTCAATTACATTTGGAGTTATAGATGTAAAAGTTGGTCTTGTTTCAGTTGTTAATGTTATAGATCCACCAAGGGCTACTGCTTGACCATTAATTGTAATTTGTCCTGAGCCAGGTAAAGATGAATTTTGTAAAGCATTAGATGGAAATACAACCGTATCTCCAGAGTCTCCCATTGTTACAGTTGTCCCCGATCTTGGACTGATTTTATTTACTTTTACTTCACTCATTTAAATCCCATGTTTGTGTTTCTTCATTCCAATTATAAACTTCTTCATTTGTTTGATCTGGCATAGCGATAGGTGGTTCCCAATTCCATGTGCTATTATTAAAAACCCATGAATCATAAGGTTTAAATCCTTTAAAATTATTATTATCAACATCATATATATCATTTTTATCAGCTAGTTTTTTTGTATTTTCTACAGATGAAGCAATCCATAAATCATAATCTGGTAAAGAATTAATAAATTCATCAGTAGCCACAATAACAGTATCTACTTTTTTAGTTAAACTATTTATTCTTGCAAATCTTTTATTCATAATTTTATGTATTAAATGTTATTGTTCCAGAACTTGTGAACGCATAATATTTATATCCTCCTGTGTTTGTAAAAACTGGACTTCCTGTAGTTGTTGCTGTTGTATAAGAGTCTGGTGTTTTAATCATAACTATTCCAGAACCCCCTGCACCACTAGCTGAACTTGATTGTCCACCACCATGATGCGAAGCATTACCTCCACCTGCACCTGTATTGGCTCCAGCAGCACCACCATTTCCAGCACCATTGTTACCAGTTCCTGCAGTACCATTATTTAAAGCAGAGCCACCTCCCGCACCACCAGAGCCACCTCCAGTTGTTCGGAATTTTCCGCCTCCGCCTCCGCCGCCAAGACCTCCAGCGCCGCCATTTTCAGTATCTCCATAACCAGCACCGCCTCCGCCGCCAGCCCAATAATAATTATCTGAACCATTATAAACATTTGCCAGTTGAATTCCTACACCACCTGCTCCACCAGGTCCGTTTCCAGATGGAGGAGTTACACCATTTGCACCTGCACCTGCTCCTCCTGCTCCAGGGTTTCCAGTATTATCTCCACCGTCATTCGAATAACCGTTAAATGAAGTATATAAAGTATTACTTGTTGAAGTAGTTGCTGAACCACTATCACCACCGCCTGTACTTCCACCCCCACCAGAGCCACCCGATGCTGAACCTCCAAAACCACCTCCTGCAGTTTCACCAAAAGCTGTTGTGTTGTTACCATTATTACCATCGTTTTGAGCAACTACAGAAGAACCACCTTGACCTACTGTAATAGTATATTGTGTACCATATTGAATTGTGCCTCTGTAACCTGTGAAATGTAGAAGACCACCTGCTCCTCCTCCACCTGCCATATCTCCTGCACCACTTCCGCCACCACCAATCATAGTTAATGATGTAAGACCTGGAAAATAATTTATGTTTCCAGAACCTTCACCAATGTTTTGCCATGTGTTTTGATTAGTTGTTGCGTCAGTTAAAATATAAGCTTCTCCTGAAGTGCTATTTACCCAAATGTGTCCCACGGGTGTTTTATTTGATGTATTTGTTGGATTAGAAGATGAAACTGTTGTATCTGATAAAGCTGCAAAAGTTGAAACACCTGCAGTAGCAAAAGTATTATCTCCTCTTAAAAAAGTAGTATTATCTTTAGTTCCACTTGCTGTAAGTTTTGCAAGGGTAACAGTGTTATCTGTTGGTGTAATTGTTCCTGTAATTTGAGATGAAGCAATTGATTTATTTGTTAAAGTTTGTGTTCCTGTAGTTGTTACAACAGTTGAGGGTAACGAAAGTGTAGCATTAGATACATCTAAAGTAGCTCCTGTAGGAACTGTAATAGTATCACCATTCTCACCTATTTGAGTACTAGTACCTGATTGTGGTATAACCTTATCTACTTCTAAAGTGCTCATATTATTATTAAATTCCCTGTTACTGTTATTGTTCCTGTTACTGTTACTGGTCCTGCTAGTACACCTGAATCCATCGTTTGAACCTCATCTAATGTAGATGCATGAGTTACAACGTAACCTGTTGCTTGCATAACAGGTGACATTGCTTTCTTAGCAGGTACAGTACAAAATACTTCTTTTTCTCCTGAACCAAAATTAATCTTAGAAGTATTTCCTGATGAATTACTTATCACTGTATCTCTAGATAGAGTATCGGGAGAAGCATCGGTAACTGTGCCAATACCGACTTCAAACTTATCTGTACCTGTTTCTGATATACAATAATACGTAGTATTACCTGTACCAATTCCAGATACAAAAGTTATAAAATCCTGTGAAGCACCAGCAAGTTGTAACGTAACCGTTCCTGAAGTGGTGCTTGTTTCTTTAACTCTATCATTTATGATTAGAGCCATGCACCCTCCTTACGTTAATCTTAGTATTGCAGCAGATGTTGTAAATGCAGGAAACTGAATTGTAAATGTTCCTGCAGTTGCAGTTTTATCTCCACCAAAATCTAGAACACAAACAGCTGAATTAGAGTTTGAAGTATTATAAATTAAAGCTCCTCTAGCTGTAAGTGTTACACCAGTAAATGATCTGTTAGGGAAATCTACTATAGCGACATCAGAAGCAACTGATGTATTTTGACCTGATTTTGCTAATTTTCCTCCACCTGATGTATATTGACCTGAAGCATTCACTTGGTTGTCAGTAGTAAATGAAGTTGTTGATTTACCTAAAACCGCAGAGTTAGTATAAAGTGCTAGTTTAAATTGATCTCCACTAGTTTGTGTAAAGTCGTGTTTTCCTTCAAGTAATTCTTTTTTAAATGAATTACATATTGCGTTAGTTGTTATTGCCATGTTTTAACTCCTTTTTATGGTGATGGTGACGGTACTTTCATTCTAGGAACGCCATCATCGAATTCTGCTCTTCTTCTTCTACCCATTTGTTGGATACCAAAAGCTTTTAATTCCTCAGTATACTTGTTTTTGTATAAATTGTACATATCCAAGGGGCCTTTAAGAAAAGAAAATGCTTCAGCTAAAACTCCATGTAATAACATTGATTCTTGATAATCTGATAAATAAGTAGTTGTAGTGCTATTAAAATGTGGAGGAGTTACAATATAATTAAGTTGTGTTGCGTAAGCAATATCAGGAGTTGGAGCAACTACAATAGTAGTAGCATCCCAATTAGCATAATATTTTGGTTGTCCTGTTGCACTGCTTGAATTGAATTCTGTAATAAAGCTAGTATCTCTTTTTTCCATAAAAGTACGAGCAGAAGTATTTGATGTTGTAGCAAATACTTGAAGAGATCTTATTACAAGAAAATCAGCAGGAGTTACAAGATATCTTTTGTTAGCTGTAAATGAAGAAGTAGCATATTTTCTTGTGTCATCATAATCCACTTGACCTGCAACATCTAATTCAACGTTTCTTATGAATTGATCTAATATTGCGTCAGTTAGTACGTTAGCATCTACTTCCGTGTAATTTCTTACTTGTGTTAAAAAATTTGTATATGTAATTGCCATTATGATATCTCCACGGTTACACTTCCAATTGACATATCTGCAGAAAAACTAGTCAAAGGAGTACCCAAAATATTATCACTTGATGAAGGTATCATACTAAAACTATTAATCAATGGATCGTTAGTTGGATTACTATTAATGTATAAAGTAAAACTTGATGTTAAGTCAGGTTTTTGTGGTCTAGCATCTAGTAATCCTTGTGGATCAGAACCATAAACTTTTGGAGTAAGCTGTGGATGTTTAGGTTCGAACTCTGAAATATGGACGATGGAACCATTCCACTCCTTTACCATTTCAGTGTAAGGGAAAGCTTGACCAGAACGGTCGGATATAGCTAGTGAATTTTTACCTTTAGCAAATCTTGCCATTAGTTCCTCGTTGGATAATAGTTAGCTGGTGAAATAAATACAGAGGCTCTTTGACCATCTTCATCTAATGCTCTTTTGAGTTCATCTTCATAATACATTTTTAAAGCCTGTGTTCTTTCTGGTGAGTATTTTAAAGATAAATAAAAAGCAAGTCCAGAAATCATACAAGGTAGAAATCTAAAAGGTATATCTGGATTATTAGTGTAAGCTCCCGCGTCTTCAATTCTTTTTAATGTATAATAACATAAATGTGTGTAAGTCGTTGCATCTGGTGTAAGATATAATGTAATTGTTGGTGTAGTTTGTCTATCTACATAATACTGTGAAGGTTGACCTGTAGATCCTTTATTAGGTAACGCTGCATATGTAGATCTATCTATTTTAGATAATGTTATATCTGTAACATTAGTTCCTGGTGCCGCTGCAGTCGAAACATATGCTTCTAACACATCATTAGTAGATGTAGGAGTTGTATAAGTTGCTGTACCAGCAGTTAATGCTTGAACTTGTTTTTCAACTTTCCAAAGATGAACGCCTCTGTTTCCCCATTCGGAAAACAAAACATTTAATCCTCTTCTAGCTTTCTTTAAATCGTATCCAGAATTAGTTGATAGACCACATCTTTCATAGGCTTCTTCTACAATGTCATCAATTGATAAATCAAATGCTGTGCTTCCTGATGTAGCCATTTAAACATATCCTTTATTTACTTTTACCAACGTTTTTATAATCTTTAGCTTTGCCTTTAAAAATTAAAACACCTTTTTTACCTTTTGGTGTAATTTCTTTTACTGTAACTGGTTTTCTTACTCTTCCA